AATCTGTGTATGCGGGTTTTTTGTCTTTTTCTATTTCTATTTCACAATAGATTGACCCATTGGATGATGTTTTTATAGAAAAAAGCTTAGCTATTATTGCTAATACTATTAAAAATATTAATAATAGTAATATATTTTTTGTAATGTTTAATAAATTGTCATTAACTTTGTGCAAATAGAAAGTATAGTTTAATAGGAATAATGGTAAGCTAATTAGCAACAATAAGTAAAAGAAATATTTCATTATGTTAAATAGTGGGCTTGTTAATGTGGCTTTTAAGTTTGGTTTATTTATAGTTGCTGAATTGTCCTCTTTGATGTCAATAAGCTTTCTTGAGTTTTCATTATAAATATCCGCATATGCTGTATCACTATTGTGTTTTTTTACAGAATCCGAACTAGATTTATCATCATCACTAGATTTCTCCTCAATTCTATTATCCAAAGGTATATGATTTCTATAAACAAAAAAAAGGAAACAATATATACTAAATGCAATTAACAATATAGTAACTAAAATCTCATATTTACTATTTTTAATAGCAAATAGATTTTGCTTCTCATTTAAATAATAAAATAAGCATAATATTAGTATAAGTACTATGCTAATAAAATATGTATAATATTTATGTGGATTATCTTTTATTTTAAATCCATTAACTGTTTTGTCTAGTATTCTTATAAAAATAGTGCTTAAAAATTTAAAAAAATCACCTATTTTTTCACCACTAGAATTGAATAGCTCTTTAAATTTTGTAACATTAGTATTAGTATCAGATGACATAATAATATAATATAATATAAAACTATATAATATTATTACTACTAATTACTACTAATTATTCGAAAACTATTTAAATAGCGTTATAAATTTTCACAAGCTGTTTTTCTACCATGGCAGTCTCTGCACAATGCTTCCAAATTATCTATAGCATTTGAACCTCCATATTCAAGTTTTATAACATGGTCTACTTCAAACCACGCAGGCAATTGTTTTTGACATTGCTTACAATGCCAATTTTGAGATGCCGCTACATATTTCTTTTTTGTTTCACTCACGCTTCGCTTAGTAGAAGTATTTCCGGAATATAAAATCTTTTGTTGCTGTTTTGATAAATTGTGATTTGGATTTGAAAACGTTACTGATTTGCGAATATTAGGATTATTGTATACGTTAATGTTATTATTTAATTCTTTTGAAATAGAGCTCGACGTAAAATCAATAATTGGAGTAATAATACTTGCAGTATTTCTATCAATAGGTAAATATTTTATATATCCATTTGAGTTTGTTACAAAGTCTTTATAATTGCTCGGATCTTTTTTTATATATAAATAAATACATAGTCCAACAAAAGCGAAAAAAACCATTTTATAATATTTTTCATATTTCTTTAGTTTTCTAAGTAACTTACCTTCAAAATATGTATTGACTAATACCAAAACTGTTATTAATAAAATAAGCAATTCTAGTTTCATAGTATTACTATTATTTAATATATAAATATATTATTAGGATTAATAAAACTAACAATACACTTCCAAAAATATATTTGTGCCTATTTTTCTTTTCATCATTCTTTTTAAGTTCTTTTAATTTATAATTTTCATAATAGTTGTTTAGAGCATCATAATATGATACTTCGGGTTTACCTAAATAGCTATTTATTTTATTATGTATAAAATGTGTCCATTTTATAAGTGATTCTCGTGAGTCTAAATAAGGTGTTACTGGATATGCGTCTAAAAATTTACTAAAGGTATTTCCTATTTCGGGGACAGGTATAAATAATGGCAAATTTGTTATAAAGTCATAATATTTTTTTTTTGTGCTCTCATTTACATTTAACGGATATGACAAAGCAATTGTATATAATACAAACCAATAATGAGGACCCCAAATAATAGGGTTAAATATGCTACTATTGGTCATAATATTTTTTATATTAATATAGATTTTATATTAACAAATGTTACTAAAATAATATGTTACTAAAATAATATGTTACTAAAATAAAAAATAATATATAAAAACATAATTACATTATAATTAACAATCTATAAATCTATAAATTTATAAATGAATACAAAAAAATTTATTTTTTGTAATAATTGCGGTAAGCTGGGTCATTTATTTCATCAATGCAAAGTTCCTATAACAAGTATTGGCATTATTCCAATAAGGATTACAAAAAAAGTAAATCCACTAACAAATACATTAGAAAATGATGTTGAGATTTTCATAATAAAACGTAAAGATACATTATCGTTTGTAGATTTTATGCGTGGAAAATATTCCATAGAAGATAAAAACTATATTACAAATTTATTAAATAATATGACTGTAAATGAGCGACAATTTATATTAAACAATGATTTTGATAGTATATGGCAATATTTATGGAACTATAACACCAATAATTCTTATAAAAATGAGGAAAAAACATCTAAAAGTAAATTTATTAACTTAAAAAATGGCTATTCAAATATTTTTGAAAGCTATGATTTAGAAAGTTTGGTGAATTTATGTGATAAAAAATACATTGAGCCCGAATGGGGCTTTCCAAAAGGACGTCGCAATTATCAAGAAAAAGATATTGTGTGTGCCCTTAGAGAGTTTGAAGAAGAAACTGGATATGAAAAAAAAGATATTGCTATTATTAATAACATTGTGCCATATGAGGAAATATTTAGCGGTTCTAACTATAAATCATATAAGCATAAATACTTTATTGGTATAATTAATAACAATTATATTCCTAAGAATAATTATCAAATTTATGAAATTACCGAAATTAAATGGGTGTCTATACACAATGTATCTAATTATCTAAGAGAATATAATTATGAAAAAAAAAATATTATAAATTATTTAAATAATTTATTAAAAACTTATAAACTATATATTTAATATATAGTAAATGAATATATTAAGTAATATATTTAGTTCGAAAAAACCGGAACAAAATAAAGAAGCAGAAGCAGAGCAAGCAGAGCAAGGAGAAGAAGCAGTAGAGCAAGCAGAAGAAGCAGAGCAAGCAGAAGAAGAAGCAGAAGAAGCAGTAGAGCAAGCAGAAGAACAAGCAGTAGAGCAAGCAGAAGAACAAGCAGTAGAGCAAGCAGAAGATGCAGAGCTAGCAGTAGAGCAAGCAGAAGAGGAAGCAGAAGAACAAGCAGAAGAGGAAGCAGAAGAACAAGCAGAACAGGAAGCAGAAGATGCAGAACAGGAAGCAGAAGATGCAGAGGAAGCAGAAGAGGAAGCAGAAGAGGAAGCAGAAGAACAAGCAGAAGAGGAAGCAGAAGAGGAAGAGGAAGCAGAAGAGGAAGCAGAAGATGCAGAGGAAGAGGAAGCAGAAGAAGCACAAGAAGAAGAGGAAGAGGAAGCAGAAGAAGCACAAGCAGAAGATGCAGAGGAAGAGGAAGCAGAAGATGCAGAGCAAGAAGAGGAAACAGAAGAAGAAGAAGAAGACGAAGACGAAGATGAAGAAGAAGAAGAGGAAGACGAAGATGAAGAAGATGCAAGCGAAGATGAGACAGAGCAAGACGAAGCAGAAGAACCAGATGAAGAAGAAGAGGATGCAAGCGAAGATGAAGCAGAGCAAGACGAAGCAGAAGAACCAGAAGAACCAGAAGCAGAACCAGATGAAGAAGAAGAGGATGCAAGCGAAGATGAAGCGGAAACAGAGGAAACAGATGAGGCAGAGGCAAGCGAAGACGAAGCAACAGAACCAGAACTAATTGAGAATACAGACTTAGGCGAAGGAAAAAAAGTTGAACCACAAGAGACTAGTTTAGAAGAAGAGGAAACACCGGAAACAGAAGAACCAGAAACAGAGGAATCAGAAACAGAGGAACCAGAAACAGAGGAACCAGAAGAACCAGAAGAAGAGGAACCAGAAGACGTTGTTTCAAGTATAAAACAGCCCGAAACAAAAGAAAAGAATAATTTATATTTAGCCTCACTATTTAGAGAGAATATAAACAAAATAACTATAGACAAATCAGAGTTAGAAGGCCTAGAAAGTGGTGTAAATACAAAAACAGATTTAAAATATTATTTAAATGCTTTAGAGTTATTAAATGCAAAAGAGTTAAAAAACCCGCTAAACAGTAACTATAAATATTTATATCCTCACCACGATGATGAATTTTTCAATATTAAAATAGCACACAATAAAGAGCTTATGGAAAATAAAATAAAAATAAATATTGACACAGATTTTGAAAAGCAAGCAAATGAAATATGCAATAAGGCTTTTGAATTAGCACCATATCAAAAATTTATAAAAAACTTTTTATCAATACATACACCATATAATGGTCTTTTATTATTTCACGGACTAGGAACAGGAAAAACGTGCTCAGCAATAGGGGTAGCAGAAGAAACCAGAAAATATTTGCAATATATGGGCTATAATGATAGAATTATTATTGTAGCCTCTCCAAATGTGCAGGAAAATTTTTATTTACAATTATTCGACGAGTCTAAATTAGAGTTGCACAATGGTTATTGGACTATTAATAATTGCGCAGGTCAAAACATATTAAATGAAATTAATATATTGCAAAAAAATTTATCACGTGAAAAAGTGATAAAAATAGTTAAAAACATTATATCAAATTACTATTTATTTATGGGTTATACACAATTTGGCAATTTAATAATGAAAAAATCCAACATTACAAATCAGTTATTAACCGACGATCCAAATAACACTAAGCGAAAAATGCTGATTAAAAAGAAATTGCAAAAATATTTCAATAATAGATTAATCATAATTGACGAAATACATAATATACGCCAGTCTAAAGATAATAGCAATAAATTAGTATCCAACGAACTAATGAATTTGGTTAAAAATGTTAATAATTTAAAGTTGCTATTTATGTCAGCAACACCAATGTTTAACGACTTCAAAGAAATCATTTTTTTAATAAATATTTTAAATATTAACGATAATAGGTCAAAAATAGAGCTTAAAGACGTGTTTAAC